GTCCGTACAGGGTTCGTCAAGTAACGAGCCACTACTCCGGTCGAACACACGACAGAAGAAACCTCCTAAAAATAGGGGGAGACTTCCTCCTCTTCCCACTCGGAAAGAGGAGTTGATGTCGACGTGTCCTTGGTCAAGCCATTTTTGGACAGCTTTTCCAAGGTCAGGTAGGGTTATCGTGAGAAACGACAACCCCTCATGTTCGACTCGCCTCGTGACGGTATCAATGTCACGAGTGGCGCTAGTGCAGCATTGATCAGCAGCTTCCGCTGCTAATCGGGACCAGAGTGACATCAGGCTTTTCATCGGACCTCCTCGATAGGGGGCTACCGAATCCATAGCCTATGTCTCTGTGCAGACGCACGCAACCAGCGTGCGAATACCACGGAGTTCACTCAATCAAGAGTGTTGCCTACTTCTCTGAGAACATTCCTACCACAAGTGGAAGGAATGAACGTTGACGAGAAGATTGACGATCCTCTGGAGTACGCCGAAAAGTAGGAAAATCAAAAGGAGAGTCTTATAACTCACCTGGAGATTAACCTTAATTCCCGGAAACTCCGTTGGATCATCACGACCTTCCCTAGAATTCTTCCAACCCGAGGATTCATACCAAGAATCGTCGGAATCAGAAGATCCAGGGAGCTCGCTACGACTCACCACCAAGAACTTTGGAGATGAGCGCATCGGAGCTCGCAGTGAACAGGCCCTTAAAGCCCGTATACACTGCGAGAGCCTCGGCATTCGTGTAGCCCGCCGGTGGAACATCGAAGACAAGGTATGTTGCCATACCCACCTTCACGTTCTCTGACGGGCGAAACGGGTCCGAGGTAACCTTCGAATGGTCGACCCTCAAGAGCCGTCGAGCCCTCCCTTGCTTCGCAAGGGTATGGTTGACGGACAACTTGATCAATCCATCAGACGAAATGTAGGCCGACTCGTTACCCTCCGCAAAAGTACGCGGAAGGGGAACGGTCGTCCCACTAATCGTGATGGATTGGGGATCGGCAAGAGCCATAGGCATCACTCCTAGGGTCAAGGTCTTTGACCCCACTGGCGTTTTGACGCGGATTCACACCCACTACTTAACTCGACTTAAGCCGAGAGCAGCAGTGATAGCCTTTTGGGTATTATTCAAACTACCCATAGTAAGGCCGAATCCATAAGGCGTTGCCCTCCGACGGATCTTGGTCTCAGTGACCAATTCAACCGTCAAAGGGTGGACCCCTGCTGATTTATAGCCAGTAGGTCCGCTGTATGTATAGACATCCGAAACACGAGAGTGTTCCATGATGTATCCATACTTCAGCACAAGACCGTATTTGGACCAAGAATTGAGGTTGTGAATAACATCCCCAACGCTTGAAAACCAATCAACGGCCCAGCTCCAAGGGGCAGCATTCCAAACGGTTTCTGGCGTCAGCTCCAAACCAAGCAAATCTATCGCTTGGCGGGAGTTACCCCACATATCGTCTGCGTAATTAGGCATATGATATGTGAAGGCACCTGAAAACCATTGCCGCTTAGTAGTTTCGCGGTAACGAAACACGCTACCCCCCCCGAGCGGAGGATCATTAACCACAGACTGGAGTGAGATCCCACTAACAAAAGTGGAATTAAACAAACCAGTTGCAACCAATGATTCCTCCAAAACTCGAGTTGGTGAGAATTGATAACGACGGCGGACAACTCTCCCGGAGTCCCTATAGGCCTGTTCCAACAGCCTTTGGGATTTGGATATCACTTTCGCGACATCCTTAATATCTCCAAGGAGAGGCTTCCACCCAAATTGGCCTTTCAAGTACTCGTTTGAGCTACCCTTAACAAAATTCTTAAGGTTTAGCTTTAGACGAGACTGCCACAAGTGTGATCCCAGCATAGCCGGGATCCCCTCGCGGTAAAGCTCAATAAGGGCGGTCGCAAGATCCGCCACGTTATTAGTGGGGGCACACCTACTAATGGCAGTAGTCCCAAGCGCCGCAAGCGTACTCTCGGAAGAGCGCGCAGACGGCGGAAAGGGCATACTGCCCACGGAGAAGGGCAGCATAACTCCTGTTAAGGAGTCACGCTGTTGCCTGCCCGTGGTATTGGTGTACCAACCGGATGAGACCGTTTGTAATGCCGGTGTTACCGGAAAGACAACGGACTTTCTCTCGGTTGTGAAATCCCCACCCACATCAGACACGGATTTGAGAGTCTCTCGCGAGACCTCATCTCTGTGGCCAAAGTGGTTCTCGGACTCAGTTACCTGAGTCCCTGTCCAAGGTGCCCAACGAAATCCAATATTGTATTTCGTGAGCTGCTTGACTCCCTGTGAAGGGACTTCAAGCAGGTAAGTGGCGTTCGGCCCATGGAAGGGTATCGAACGTTTCTTAATAGTACCCAGGACAGCACCAGCTCCTTATGGTCCCTGAGGGTTAATTCCCTCAATATTCCCGTACCCCGTCGGGTAGTCGTAAGACTACCCTAAGGGTGCGGGAGGTGTTGCACTGCGCCGGGGCCCCTCACG